ATTCTCCAATCAATGTCAATGCACCCGCCAGGAAGCCGTCCAGATCAACAGAAGTAAATTTACCGGAATCTGCGGTCAAAGCAGTAAATTCTTCGCTGAACGCCACTTTAATATCATGTTCATCATTTTTTCCCCATACGGGAATTTTCAATTTTCCTTTTACATGATACATAGTTGCTTTTTCCAGAATCGGGCATCTGTCTTTTACTTCCTTGATGATGCGGTTCGCAATGGTTGTTGGAATGATGGCGCCGTTATCTCCCATAGTCATGTTCTTTTCGCCTGCACGTTCTTCCACCTTATTCAGGATATAATTACAGAACGCTCTTTCTTCCAGTTCTTCTGTGGTAGGCTCTTTTTCTTCCCCTTTCGCCTTGAAACCTTTTTCTTTTCTGGCTCTTTCTTCTGCCGCAATGGTGCTGTCAATCTGTTCAATCTCTTTTTCCAGATTTTTAAACTTTTCCAGTTCTTCCTGAGCCATAGCTCTTTCTTCTGTTTTTGCGGTATTTACCAGCGTTTCCATTTCCTGAACCTTTTCGGCTCTGTTCTCCTGCAATTTTTTCAAAAAACTCATGTTCATTCTCCTTTCAGCTTTTTCAGTCTTTCTTCCAGTTTGGTGTAGTCCGGTTTCTTCTTTTCCGCTTCAACCTGCATCGTAATTTCACCAGGCATAGATCTTTCTTCGATTTCTTCCTCTCCTTCTGCCCGAACCTCTACGCTGGTGGCACTGTAACAAGGGTTTTGGTGGATGACCAGTGTGACATGATCCAGTGTGATTCCTCTGATATGACGCAAGGGCAATTTCCCCTCACGTTCTTCCAAAGAATCAATCACATTTTTCATGCCAAAGCTCCATCCTTTGATCAGTTTTTCACGGGCTGCCTTTACCACTTCCGTATCGGATGTAACGGTTTCAGCCTTCAGACCAATGGCATCTTCTTTCAGTGTCAATGATCCGTCACCTGTTCTTGTAATGACCCGCTCCCGGTTATGATCGATGGTCATTGGGATATCTGTTCCAGATTCCAATGCCTTGCGGAATACGCCGCTTTCCACTCTTTCAATCACTTTCCCTCTAGGTGTAATCACCGGGCGGCTCTCACGCTCTACCACATTGACATATCCTTCAATCCGTACTGTGTTATCTGCTCTGACTTCAATCCTCATGCTTCTCACCTCCCTTCATATTTGAAAAATCCATAACCTTATTGGTGTTTGGCGTATAGATTGTTCCTGTTTTTGGATCGACCAGCACATCATTCAAACCGATCTTGATCCAGTTAAAACCAAGTGGCGGCATATCTTCTCTGGCTCGTACTTCGTCTATCTGCATGATATTGTGTTCCACCGCAATGCCATAGGCCTCATAGCGTTCCTTCAAATCCCCTCTGGTGATTTCTTTTGTATCGAAGGCAAAATAAAAGGACCCTTTCTCCCGTTCCAGAAGAAGGTCCCTGTCCAGAGCCGTTTCTATGGTATTCAACAATCCCATCACTACGTCGATATATTCTTTTCTGTCGTTGTTAGTTGCCCCGCCAGTCAAAATACTGGAAGGAAAACCAAAAATTTTGCAAATCTCATCACCATTCGTTTCCTTGTTTTCGTTGAGCTGCATTTCCACAGAGGTATTAGAGCTTTCTTTGAATTTTGCCCCTTTGTTCAGCACCACAACGTTTTCTGTGTCATTGCTGTATACTTTCCTCCATGCGTTTCTGATGGCGTCTATGGAATCCTTATCGAGCCTGTTTTCTGACTCAATAAACCCTTTCTTGTTGCCGCCTTTTTTCACCAGATTTTCTTCCAACACCAAAGAATTATAAGCCACTCCAAAAATCAGCGGATTTTCCTGCCAGATAGGCAGAGAAGAAGCACCATCTCTGGCTCTGCGGTGAATCTTGAAGAATTCATGGGGCAGATATGTCCGTCCATTGACCATAATGTCATAATCCTTAAAAATTGGATCTGAATTTATCACAATGGAAACATCTTCTTCCTTCACATAATGCAGGCTTTTGATTTCCAGCCCTTCTCTGTTGATATAGACATATCCACCTTTTCCCATATAGTAATCCTCAATGAGCGCACGCCAAAATTCATCACTGTTGAGCGTGTCCCCCGGATCAGCGTTGAGCAGCCGCAGCCGATAATCGTCTTTGATTTCCCGCACCTCTCCATCCACCACCTGATACATGCGTATGGGCAATCGGCAGACGGTACCAGCAATCTTTTCAATACAGCCTTTTACCGTTGGAATCTGGAGCACTGTTTTTTTATTGATGTTTGATTCTCCGATCAGTGCCCGCAAAAGGCTTTCTTCCGCAGTTACCATTGGGCTTTCCTCTGCCCTGTCCTCTGTGATTCCAAAAAAATCTTTCATACGTTCCAAAAATCCCAATTTCTCACCCCCTTCTTATATGATTTGTGCGCCCCAACTATCCTCACCGAGCAGCACCGCATCCTGCAGAAGGTAGATGGCGTCAATCAGTGATACGACCATGTCCACTTTCCCGGATGATCGTTTTTTGTTGACATACTTATTCAAATTGGTGTCCTCGGTGCATCTGGCGTTCTGGAAATTGATTTCCAGCATCAGGTTTTGTTCGTAACAAAACAATTTGTTGAGGATATACTCCCGCAGCAGTTTTGTAGGTCTGTGCAGTGTTTTGCTGTGCTGGATGATTTCCACACACTCCAACGGGTTTTTATCATCGTTTTCCAGCTTCTGTACGGTCGATAGAGCGTTGTATCGGTCATACCCTACCTGTTCCACTATAACGCCGTATTCCTCCGGCAGGGACAGGATAAAGCGTTCCACGAAGCTGTAATCAATGACCTCCTCACCGCAGGCGAAACACTCGCCGGCGGCAATGAGTTTTTTATAATTGACACCTTCTTTTTTGCTTTTGATGACAATTCTTTCTTTGGGGATAAAGCCCCACACTTTTGCATAGATTTTCCCAGTTTTTTCGTAATAGGTCACCATTGCCACAGATGTATTATCGTCTGTCTGAGACAGATCCAGTCCGACCCAAACCCTACGCCCCTTCCAAAATGTTTTATCCGCCTCCACACAGCACTGTCTGACCTTGGTGATATCAATATACCCTTCTGTTCCCAGTCCTTTGTAGCGGATGTTATTGTGCTTACAGAGGTAATTCTCCCGCTTATTCTCGTAAAGAATTGCGTATTCCCGCTTCTCAAGCAGATTTTCAAAAACATCTTCGTTGTTTACAGCTACAGGATTGCTCTGATAAATGACCAGATCTTCCGTCTGCCATAAATCATTTTGCAGAAATTCATCATTTGGCTCATAGAGCAAAGAAAAACGCCTTTTTCTGTTATGCAGACCATCCAGCACCTTTTTTGATATGTCAATTTCGTCAATCATGACGTTATCTTCGTTGGGGTACTGGGTACTGATGATAATGCCCAGCTTATTGATCAGCGTGATCTGGGAAGACCTCATTGCTTCCACCGGATAGCTGTCCATGGCTCCCGCTTCATCCGCCAGAAAAGCATTTGCCAGTTTACCATCCATCCTGTCTTCCGAATATGCCAAAGGGGTATATTCGCTGTCCGTCAATTTACAACGGATCTCACTGCGCAGGATTTTGAAAACACTCTCATCCGCAATGGCAGGGCTGCACTTTATGATTTTCCTGATACTCAGCTTCAGTTCTGACGACAGTTTCAAATCCGGCGCAACGGAAAAGAATCTGGAAAAAGGCGGTTCTGTCAGCATCAGCAGTATGAAAATAACTGCCGAATAAAACGTTTTGAAATTTTTTCTGCAGATTTCCAGCACTGCCGTTGTGTAATATCGGATATCTCGCCCTTTGCTGTCATACTTTTTCGTACAGAGCACAGCAATAATCAAAAACCAGGCGTAATCTTCCATGCCGTCTGCCATTGGGCAAAGCAAATCCGGGTGAATCATAATCTTGAGCAAATTCGATATCTTTTCCACTGCCTTTTCATCCACAAATGCTTCTTTGCTCTTTCCGTCAGCTATTTCCAGCCATTGTTCCGCCTGTTTTTTGATATAACGCCCCACCTTGCTGTTTTCTGGCTGTATGCACCATATTGCGTATTGATACGCCTTTGTTTTTTCAACCACCTTTCAATACCTCCAAGAGCGGATTCGTTGGTGTTTCTTCTTTTTTGGGCACATTCCGCAGGGCAGACGCAATGGTCATAATATTTTCTTTCTCAATATCCATCAGCATCTTTCTTTTTGCCTGAACCTGTTTGTCCAAGTCAATGATGTTTTTCTGTATCTGATTTTTCAGCTTGTAAAATGCACTGACGGACATCCCGCTGTCGATCAGTTCTTCCTTTTCTTCATCCAGACTGCATAGATCCCGAAAGAACTGCTCCCGTTTTCCTTCAAACTCAAAACACTCCGCATAAAGGAGGCAGTAGCGGTTGATCACATTCTCGTAGATGGCATCCCATTTGTTGATGCTCATCAATATTTTTTTCAATCTAAGAAATTCCTTATGGGCAGTCAGATTCTGCCTGGTCTCTGGTTTCTCTTTCAATGTTTCACCAGTGGCAAACGCAGCTTCACCCTTTTTTCGAGCGTCCATTTCTGCTTTTGTACGATGGCTTTTTTTCTCTTGTGCCAGCACCGCATACGGTTTTGATGGTCTGCCCATGTTACCCCCTCCTTTCTGCCATTTTCATTTCGTTTTCATTTTGGGAATATTTTGTGAAGAAAGGAGGCCTTGTGGTCTTGGAAGTTTCTGATTTTTCAGACCTTACCCCTAGGGGGGTATCTCCACCAAGGCTTGGCATCCATTCTCCTCATTTTCTTTGGCAATCTCCAGCAGCAAAGATGCAGGAATTATCCCGTCGTCAGCCATTTTATGGTGCCGTACACAAAGGGTAATCAGGTTCTCATTTTCCAGACGCAAATCATAGTCTTCTGCCAATGGAACAATGTGGTGCACTTCTAACTCTTGGCTGTTAAATTGCCGGACTGTTTCAAATAGTTTTTTCATGCAAATTTGGCACAAAAACCCATCTCTTTCTTTTATTTCTTTCGCCTTTTTCGTCCAGACATTCTTAGATCGAAAACGGTTTTGTTCTGTTCCGTATTTCTTTCGAATTGGTTTTTTGGAACAGATATGTTTTTTGTCATGGATCCGACCGCAATAAGGACATGACCTTAACATGGATTTACCTCCTTCCTGGAATTCCCAGACAAAAAGAAAAAGACCGCTTATGCAGTCTTTTATCTGTGTTTCCATTTGATTACATGATACATCATACTACATTGATATGTGACATTGTGTGCCATCCTATGGTCACCAAGAAAAATGCTGTAATGCCGCACCATGAAT